TCTTAAGAATGCCCGCGTTGCAATCAAATCGGGTAATTTCACATTAGCTCGTACAATGTTCGATGGAAAGCTGGTAAAGTATCTAGAAGACGAGAGTCAAGCAGGAGGTCTATCTGAAGCACTTAAGAGAGCTTTGAATAGTGCATATGGATTGACCAGCGCTTCCTTCGAGAATGCGATGAGAGATAGACGTAATGTTAACAACATCGTTGCTCTTCGTGGCGCTCTCTTTATGAGAACTCTACAGGATGCAGTGCAGGCTCGCGGATTTACCGTCGCTCATATCAAGACCGACTCAATTAAGATTCCAAATGCCAACCAAGGAATAATCGATTTCTGTAGCGACTTTGCCAAGCAGTATGGTTATATCTTTGAACACGAAGCCACATATGAAAAGATGTGTCTTGTGAACAACGCAGTCTATATTGCTAAGTATGGTTGGGCAGCAAAGAAGAAGTTGATTGGAACCTGGACAGCTACTGGAGCACAATTTGCAGAACCCTTCCTATTCAAGAAAGTGTTCTCGAAGGAACCCATTGTATTTGATGATTACAAACAGACGAAGAGCGTTACTTCTCCTGCTGTTATGTATTTGGATTTCAACGAGGGTCTTCCGAAAGATGAACACAATTATATTCATGTCGGTAAGGTTGGTTCCTTTGTTCCAGTTATTGATGGTGTTGGCGGTGGAGTTCTCTTACGTAAGAGCGGAGACGCTTATACATCTGTAGTTGGTACAAAGGGATATCGTTGGAAGGAAAGTGAGATTGTCAAATCGCTTGGGAATGAAGATCAGATTGCATTGGCCTATTTCTATAGATTGATGGATGAGGCTATTACATCAATAAAGAGTCACGGGCCAATCACAGATTTCATCGACGATTGGAATGAGGAAGAAGCATCAAACGATTTTCCAATTGGATTCGATGACGCACCAAAAGAAGTAGCAGTGGCAACGGCCACAATTTTGAAGGGAGACTAACATGGCAGCCTTAAATACAAAACCGAGAACAGAGAAACTTGAGGTCCGTATTGACAACGCTCGCGTAATGTTCAGAAACTTTGCAGGCGCGGCTGGCAATTACAATCCGGCAGGAAACCGGAACTTTTGTGTCTTCCTTCCTGACGACGTGGCTCAGAGCATGGAACGCGATGGTTGGAATATTCGTTGGCTTACTGCTAGAGACGACGAACCTCCTCAGGCAATGGTGTCAGTTAAACTCAATTATGGAAACTATCCTCCGAACATCGTCCTTGTCTCGGACGGAAAGATGTCTAAGCTTTCTGAAGAGAACGTCAATCTTCTCGACTTTGCTGAACTCGAGCAAGTGGACCTTATTCTTAGAGGATATACTTGGGAAGTTCAAGGAAAGAGCGGGGTCAAGGCGTATCTGAAAGAAGGATATTTTGTCCTTGTGGTCGACGAACTTGCGAAGAAATATTCAAAGTCCCTCGATACTGCACAAGAATCAATTGGTGGTTGTGGTAGTTGTGATGTGTGCGACGGTAATTGTGGTGGCGGACTTCACGCGTAAACGAATTAGATGGCGAAAGGAGGTGAGGGTTTGAACATACAACTTACTGAGTATCAAGTTGATGCAATAGAGAAGATGCACAATGGATGTATTCTTCGTGGTGGTACAGGTTCTGGTAAGACCCTCACCTCCCTTGTTCATGTCTTCGAGAAGATTCTTGGAGGGTCTTCACCGTTATATCCTGGACATCCTTATAAGAAAGCACTCTTCAAGATTCCAGTATATGTCATCACTACCCCAAAGAAACGGGATAGTTGTGATTGGACTGGCGAAGCAGCAGAAGTCCCTTTGATGTTAACCGAAGTTGATTCGTGGAACAACATCAAGAAGTATGAACACATTAAGAATGCTGTGTTTATATTTGATGAATCGAAAGTTATTGGTTATGGAGCATGGACTCAATCCTTTCTCAAGATTACCAAGAACAATGCATGGGTGCTTCTATCAGCAACTCCAGGAGACACATGGTTAGAATACATGCCGGTGTTTCTAGCTAATGGTTTTTATAAGAACAAAACCGAGTTCGAGCGAGAGCACGTGATGTGGAGCCGTTTCTCTAAGTATCCAAAAGTAGAGAGATATTTCAATGTGCCTCGCTTGATTCGGAATCGAGATAGTATCATCGTAGACATGTACGACCAACGCGCTACCACTCAACACCATAAAGATGTTATTTGCGAGTTCGATCAGAACCACTATAACACCATGGCTCAAAGACGGTGGAACATCTTCGACAACAAACCAATCCGTGATATTTCACAACTATGCTATTTACTTCGAAGACTAATCAATTCTGACGAGTCGAGAGTAAAAGCGCTCGTTCCTATTTATGCTAGACATAAGAAGGTAATAATATTCTACAATTTTAACTATGAACTCGATCTCCTTCGTGAATGGTGTGGTTCCAACGATATTGTATATTCTGAGTGGAACGGCCACAACCACGATGATATTCCAAACGCAAAGTTCTGGGTATACCTATGTCAATACACAGCAGCAAAAGAAGCTTGGAATTGTATTGATACCGACTGCATTGTATTCTATTCTCAGACATATTCATATAAAGCACTCATACAATCAGCAGGAAGAATCGATAGAATGAACACAACCTTCACTCATTTATATTATTACCATCTAGTCTCTATAGCACCAATCGAGCTAGCCATACAGACATCGTTAGAGAGTAAGGAGACCTTTAACGAGAAAAGATGGGTCGCAAAGGAATTTGGAACCTCGCAATAAAAACATGCCCTATAATAGAAGAGTAAGGTGTCGCGATAGCGATAGCCGGTTTCCAGTCGCTGTATGGAACCCGGATATAGAAAGCAACATCCTTACTCTTTTTATTTTTTTTTGTAGAAAGGAGTGCTTCATGACAAAGAAGAAGGAGACCGAATTCAAACACGACCTTTACAAAGAAATCAGAGAACGCTTTCCTGGATCTGAAGTACTCCCTAACGATGCCAACTATGTTCAAGGAATTCCAGATGCAACGGTATATTTTCCTAATGGTAGATATTTTCTACTTGAAGGTAAGAAGGAAGCGAAATCGAGCAGACGACCAAATCAAGAGTATTATGTTAACGATTCGCCATTAAGCAACAATGCAGCATTCGTGAGCCCTGAGAACAAAGACGAAGTTCTATCAGAACTGGAAAGGAGATATCATTTGGTATGAAGTTTAACTACCACCCAAATCTTGAAGGTTCCCATGCTTTTCTTTCGCCAAGTAAGTATTCATGGGTAAACTATGACGACAGTAAGTTAGACGCGGTCTATACTAATTGGCGTGCTTCACAACAAGGCACAGAGCTCCATGAGCTTGCCGCAAAGTTAATTAAACTTGGAGTCAAATTACCAAAAGTTAACAAGACATTGAACATGTATGTCAACGATGGGATTGGGTTTAGGATGGACACCGAGATTTGTCTGTTCTATTCTTTTAATGCTTTTGGTACAACCGACGCTATATCATTTAGGAATAAACTACTTCGAATTCACGACTTAAAGAATGGCCGCACTCCAGCATCCATCAAACAACTCCATGTCTATGCCGCTTTGTTTTGTCTTGAGTATGCAATCAATCCTCGCGATATTGAGATTGAACTTCGTCTCTATCAATTAGATGAAGTTCTCGTCGAGAGTCCTACTCCTGAAGATATTTTCTTTATCATGGAACGAATCATTAAGTTTGATAAGCGAATCAATGATCTGAAAGAATAAGGAGGCTTAGGAACCGATGGCATATTTAAAACATATTGGTACGCCTCGTCATAGCGGACGATATCCATGGGGTTCTGGTAAGGATCCGCAAAGATCAAAGTCGTTTGGCACACTCGTTTCCGAACTTAGAAAAGAAGGAATGTCGGACATCGATATCGCTGAGAGTTTTGGACTGAAAAATACCACTGCACTTCGTGCTAAAATACATGTGGAATCGGAATCCATATACGCAGCAAGAGCAGCCATGGCATATAGACTAAGAGCAAAGGGATATTCTGATGTCGCCATCGCTAGACGAATGAAAGCAAGTCCTAATAGTGTTGGTAATTGGTTGAAGCCCGAGATACAGGAAAGGCACAAGGCAGCCGTAGCAACACGAGACATGATAAAAGCCGAAGCAGATAAAAAGGGAATGATCGATGTCGGTGAAGCTTCTAATTATTTGATTGGCGTAAACAAATCGAAGATGGACGTATCTGTTGCCGAACTTAGAGAAAAGGGATACGTTCTTGCGCCAATTCAAACTCAACAAATGGGAACTGCTAATAAAACAACAGTTCGTGCTTTGTTGTCTCCTGAAACAATGGCAAAAGCTAAGGCTGAATATGTCATTAGGGATCAAACTGCATGGAGAAAGCTGACAACAGAAGAAAAGGATTATAAGATTGGTTATATGTATGCGACTAAACACGCAGAAGATATTCAATTGATGGGTGCTTGGTCTTCAGATGATGGCGTTACTTTTAATTCAGTGAAACCTCCTATATCTATTACTTCAAAACGTGTTATGGTTCGCTTCGACGACGATGTTCCATCCGGATCTAGCATGGATGGTGTAATTCAAATCAGAAGAGGTGTTCCGGATTTAGCGCTTCCTCCAGATAAACATTATGGTCAAGCACGAATCGCTGTCGATGGTACGCACTATATGAAGGGCATGGTCATATATGCTTATGACGATATTCCTGCTGGAGTTGACGTCATCTATAACACAAATAAGAATTCTTCTGCTGGTAAACTTGGTGCGATGAAGAAGATGAACAAGGTTTTGGATGTCGAAGATGGTGGTTCAATATACGTTGATAAAGATGGTAAACAAAAGATCAATGAATTTGGCGCTAGTATTCGACAGACCACATACAAAGATAAGAATGGAAACGAGCAGCAATCTGCTCTTAACATTGTTGGATTCGTAGGTAAACAAGATTCTGGTGTAGAAGGCGGCTGGCAAACATGGAGTAAAACTTTGTCTAGCCAATTCCTTTCAAAGCAGACTTCAGAACTTGCTACGCAACAATTAAACCTGGCTTATCTTGACCAAAAGGATACATTCGATTCCTATTCGAAGATTACCCAACCTGCTGTTAAACAAAGATTATTGGATTCATTTGCCGATGATTGTGATTCAAAGGCTGTTCACTTAAAGGCAGCTGCGTTACCTCGACAAACATCTAACGTTCTTATACCCATCACATCATTAAAGGATGATGAATGCTACTCTCCTAGTTTCAGGCCAGGAGAACAGTTAGTACTCATCCGTTATCCACATGCTGGTACCTTCGAACTTCCTGTTGTTACCAACAACCTTAAGAATAAGGAAGCCCATAGTATTCTTGGCAATGGAACCGATGCTATTGGTATCACTCCTTCTACTGCACAGAAACTTTCAGGTGCTGACTTTGATGGCGACACAGTTATTGCAATCCCTTACAATCCAAGGACAATCAGAATCACAGCTACTCAAAAAGATTTACAAGACTTTGACCCAAAGAAATCGTATCGAAAAGTCGAAGGCATGCCTGTAATGAACACCCAACAAAAGGGTGCTGAGATGGGTAAGATATCTAATCTTATCACAGACATGACCGTTAGAGGCGCTCCACTTGATAAAGTTATACGTGCTGTTAAACACTCCATGGTTGTTATCGATGCCGAGAAACACGAGCTCAATTATAAGCAGTCCTATATAGACAATAGGATAGCTGAATTAAAGGCCGAGTATCAAGGTGGAACTCTAACTAATCCAAGAGGTTCTTCTACTTTAATTAGCCGCGCATCTTCAGAAGAGCGCCCTGATAAAAGGAAGCCCCTTACCAAAGATCAAGCCCTTGCTACTGGACGTACTCTTGTTAGAAAGGGTAAGTATTCTGTTGACGTTAAGACAGGCGAGAAGGTATACAATTACACCAATGAAGGTTACACCAATAAGAAGGGTAAGTTCATTAAACTTAAGAACCAAACTTCATCAAAGATGTATGAAACAAATGATGCCAATACTCTTGTTGGTAAGACTCGTGAGGAAGTTGAGCTTGTATACGCTAACTATGCTAATTCAATGAAGGCACTTGGAGACCTAGCACGCAAAGAGTCTGCATCTATTGTTATGACGTCTTACAACCAATCAGCCAAAGCAACATACGCAAAAGAAGTAGCGTCTCTTAAAACAAAGCTTGATGTTGCGCTTGCCAATAAGCCTTTCGAAAGAAGGGTGCACACCACAGGCAATAAGATACTTAGGACCAGAATAGAAGCTAATCCTGACATGGAGAAGTCTCAGATAAAGAAACTTAGAGGTCAGATATTAGCAACACAACGTGCTCGAGTTGGCGCTAACAAGCAGCCTGTTCCAATCACACAGGAAGAATGGAATGCAATAGAAGCAGGAGCAATTAGCAATAACTTGTTATCATCAATACTTAGCAATACAAACTTAGATGTTGTGCAGTCATATGCAATTCCAAGAAGTAAAACAGTAATGTCTGATAGTAAGATTTCTCGTGCTAGAATCTATCAGTCACAAGGTAGAGCATTGTCTGAGATTGCAGATGCACTTGGAGTTTCTGTTTCTACATTGTCAAGAGCATTGAAAGGAGAAGGGTCATGAGTAAAGAAATGATGTTAACAACTATTGATAATCCATTTGACCCCTTCACACAATGGGATGAGTGGAAGCGATTCGATGAGGACATGAGGCATTTCACATGCAACTATCTTGCAAGGATTGTTAAGACTTCAGATGATCTATCTGATGCTGACTATAGTAAAGCAGTTGATGATGCGATCAATGAGATCGTAAGCTTCAACATCAATGGAATGTATCGTAAGATCTATGCGCAGAATAATGTTTGATGACCGGGGGGCGTGTGAAAATATCACACCCCTCCTCTACAT